CGCTGCAATGCCGCGGTTGAAGCCCCAATCCATCGCTGCCGCCGTCTGGCCGTTGGAGTGGTATTCGTGAAAATCGACGATGCGTGCTCCATTCGGCACCTTGGCCGCATAGATGATATCGCCGACCGACCCCGCTGCTGTCCAGGCAAACTTGCCGGACACCTCGACGACGCCAATGTGCGTGTACTTGGGTTGAGCGGCGTAAACGCTCGTTGTGTAGGTTGCGAGTGCCATTGCTCAACCCTCCTTACGACGCCGTAGCGTAGGTTGCGAGAACGATTGTGCCAAAGTCCTTGGAGTTGTAGACGACCTTCTTGATGCCGTGGATCAGACCGGCACTGATGCCCAACTGGTTATCATCCTGATCTTCGCCGAGGCTAGCTATTTCCTCGACCGCCCTTGCGGGCTGCCACCCCTTTCGAAGGTGGAGGAGACTATATTATCACCCTCTTGCGAGGGGCCGGGCGCTTCGCTACCGCTTGGTAGCTACTCCCTCTCGGGATAGTCGTTGGACCTTCGTGACATGAGGGCAAATCCCGCCGTTGCGATGCTTGCCCTGATTACAATTCATACAGAGAACTTGAATGTCACGCTTGGCTGCTGATTACCCAATCCTCTTCACTTTTCAAACCATCACGCTCGCCGTCGCCGGCCACGTTGTGGTGTAAGAGGCTCTAAGGGCCTTCCAGCAATTCACCCGGTTCTTCGACAGGGATTACTCCCTGAAGGACCCTACGCCGCGAACGAAATAGAAGCGTCGTTATCGTTCGCAATTGAGTCAAAGGTCTTCTCGACCCAGTTGAACCGCTCCGGCCCCCCATCTCGCCCGAAGGCCATGACGGCCGCTTGTGCGCCACAAAAAACCGCACGGCGCACGGTCGTTACCGCCGTACCGGCAGCCGCAGAACCCTGCGTCACCCGCTTGTCGGCATGAAGCACGACATTATTGTACATACCCAACATGCCATTGAAGATCGGGTTGTCATCCTCGCCCCGGCCCTGATATGCCGACTTGGTGATGTCGAGCCACTGCCCGGTCGAGGTGCTGGTGCGCATCGCCGTGACTTGGTACGGATGCAGGAAAGCCACAAAATGGTCCTGCCCGTTAACCTTGATCGGACGGATGCCGGGGCTGAGCGTATGCGCGCGCTCGACCGCCGTATCGAGGATGCCCAGCGCGAAGGTCGCCGTCGTGGTGATCGACTCATCCGCTGCCGCGTTGGCGCCGTAGCGGATAATGTGATCAGCATCCGGCGCTACAACCGCCTGCAACCCGGTGCGCAGGATCGAAGTCTGCGGCACGTACCCGCAGACCTGGTTGAAGAACGCCTCGTCAAGCCGATCAGTCCACAGATCCTTGAGGCCCAACATCCCTTCCTCGCGCACCGAGAACGGCACGCGCTGTTCGGACATCTTGCCCTTCGATCGGGTCAGCATGCGAAGCTGGTCGATGACGATCGAGTCGGAATAGGTGACGAGCGCCTCTTCCGACCCCTCAGCGGTATCATCGCCGAGAACGCCGTCTTGCACCATCTGCATGCGCAACGCGAATGTCACCTTGTCGCCCGCGCCTTTCGAGGTCTCGTCCTTGATCTCGATCATCGCGGATTGGCTCTTGCCGGTGAAGCGCATCGCATAAGTTGCATGCAGCACTTCGACCGAGAGGCGCTTACTCCACAGCTTCACAGCCATGGCGTGGTTGGTTCCATATGTCGTGACTGCCACGATATATCTCCTGCGTTTAAGGGAAACGCGAGCGAATGCCCGCGATGGTTTCGACTTCGCCCCATAACGCTGAGGCCCAGCGAAACCGCCCGATAACGCAGGACGGATAGCGTAGCCCGAATAACGGCTCGGGAGACCGGAAGCAGCAATTTAATAGACCGGCTTGCCGCTATGCCGGAACGCAGAAGATTAAGCCCCCATAAGGTTCCGCATCTCCGTTGGATTCTTCGCCCACTTTTCGGCGAATTCATCGTCACTCAACTCAAGCAACCGCGCCGCAGTCAGCGGCGCAGGCCCAGATCCCGGCATCGAACCGACCGTGCGCGCCTGCTGCTGGCCTGCCGCAATCGTGCGAAGCTGCGCCTCACCCCCCGGTGGCGTGGTGCCATTGGCCGCCCCGTTACCGCTCTCTGCCGCAGGCGGCACATACCCCCTGAGTTTCGCCAACTGGTACACCACCTCCGCCGGGTTCCGCCCCTGCTGTATGGCACGCGCCGCCAACCCGGTCGCCTCGTTCGCCATCATCGTCTGAATCTCGGCCGGATCGGTCCACCCCGCTGCCATCAATTCCTGCCGGCGCATCTCGAACAGATGAGACGATGCCTTGTCGTAATCCGGGTTTGCGGTCGCAAATTCCCGCTCCATTGCCGCCGCGCGCACCGTCAGTTGCTGGACACCCTGCGACGCCTCACTCTGCCGCGCTTGTCCAGTAACAGCCTGAACCAGCTCGCCGAGGATAGCCCCCTGCTGCCGGACCTGCCCGAGAATGTGCCCCGCAGGGTCTTCCTCAAACGAGGGGATCGCTGGCGCTTGAGGCGCTGGCTGCGTTGGTACTGCTGGCGGGGCCGTGAACCGTTGCAGTATGAGGTTCGTCCGTTCCTCAAGCAGCCGCTCCTTGCGCTCCGCCTCAGCCGCGCGCGCTTCCGCCGACTTCAGTTTCTCCCGCGCCTCGTGCAATGCGGCATGCGGCACCATCCCTTGGCGCGCGGCCGGCTGCCCATCGGTTGCCGGCTCGGTCTCGCCGCCATCAGCTGGGAGCGTACCTTCGTTCGGCAGTGACGGCACATCCTCCGCCGCTGCTGTGCCCTCAGCCGCGCGGTCGGCATCCATCGCCGCTTGCTCGTCTGCCGTTAACGTCTCCGGCTCGATCCCTTCCTGGATCGCCGCAGATGACCTAGCCATAAATCCTCCTCATTGCGCTTCGCTCTCTCTGCGCTTGCGGATCATAACCACCGGAAAAGCCGATCCAGAGCATCTTCAAGCGATATATTGACGTGACGATAGAACTTGTAGCTTTTTGCCGGCGTCCGCATCAATTCCAGCTTATAATCAGCTGTCTTAATTGTTGCTTTTGCTGAAATATCGTTAATATTGCCCGACATTAATGGTATCTGTTCCTTAACGATCAATTGCAAATGCCACAAGCCTTCCGCAACGTTGTGCCACTCTCCGTCGTGAGGGCCGCCTACAATAAGTATATTTCCTGACTCATTACACCGCCGCCCCCTGCGCCTGTGACCTAGCCATCACTTATCCCCGTTATTCAATTCCGCCGCCAATATCGTCGAGAAGCGCAGCGCCGTCGGCGCGCAGCTTGCGGATATAGGCGCGGACATCAGCCATCAGTGCCGGATTTGCCCTGATCTGCCGGGCCTGTTCCAGCACATAGATAGCTTGCTGCGCGGCGCATTCGCGGGTGTGCTTCGCCATTTCCTCATTCGTCATAGCCCGAGGCTGACCAGCCGCGCCGCTCGCGTGTATGCCGTACGGGGTTAGCGGCAGCGGACATGCGTATTGCTGTGCCGCCCACCCAGAATCGCATGCCTGCTCGGTTTCAAAATAGTCACTAGCCATTTTCACCCTCCATGAATTATTGAACCGCCATCCCTTGCGCTTGCGCCGTCTGCGCCTCGTGCCAACTCGCGAGCGTGTCTAACACGTCGATAATCGCCAGATACCGCTCGGTCTGCTGCCCGGCCTCGGCCGCTTCGGCCTTAGCAATGTTCAGCATCGCCGCCGAGCGCATCTGCTCGATCTTCGCCCGCGTCTCCTCGCCCGACATCGCCAACTTCGTCGCCTGCAACTGCGTCTCAGCATTCTCCGCCCGCGCTGTATGACTACCCAACACCGTATCCGCCTCAGCCTTTGCGGCCTGCGCATGCGCAAGATGCGCTTTCGCCTCGTTCAGCGGCACCAAACTCTGCGCTACCGCCATCTCTGGTGTCGGTTGCGGCGGCTTCAGCTGCGCCTGTTCGATGATCGCCCCAATCTTCGCCGTCACGCTCGCCGGCAACGGCGAGTATTTCAACAGCTCAAGGTAAACTTCCGGCGGAACCGGCATCTTGCCAAGCAATGGCATCATCTGAATCAGCGTTTCCCACGCCCGTTCCTTGATGTTCGGGCTGGTCGGCGTGTCGTCAACGATCACGTCGTACTCAGCAACGCCTTCCTGATGGACCAATGGCACATATTTTGCCCGATCCGCGCCACCAATGCGTATCAGCCGCCCATCAGACAAGAAATTCGTCATGTACCAGAGCATAAGCCGGCCCTGATCCTTGCGGTATCGACGCAAAGCATCGAAAAATCCCGCCAAAACGGTCATTCCAGCCTGTTTTCGCGCATGCTCAACGATGCCAGGCTGATCCCGCTCGACAAGCCCTAAAAGCTCCAAATTGATGCCCGTCCCGTCGCGGATCGTCGATAACGCCAGCGTCATCATCTCGCTAAGGGCTGGCGGCATCGGTGTTTGAGGCCGAGGCATGATCTTGCTGCCCGAAATTGCCCCCGGCGACACGTAAACGATCGCCTGCGGGTCGGCCCAATCATCCTCAGCCTTCCGAACATCATCAAAAGCCGTCGTCTCGGCCATAATGCCGCCCTTGGCGCCCGTGTTCATGATGTGCATCATCTGCGAGAGCCACTTGTTGGCCCATCGCTGCGGATCGACCATGCACCGCACGATCCCAAACCAGAAACCCTTGTTGCGATCCCGTTCCCCGGTCATCGCCTTCCAGGTAAACCCGCCCTCATCCGGCCCACGCCACACTTCCAGTACCTTCGACCCGAGCATCGCCCGCCAATAGCAGCGCTTCTTCTGACAAACTGCGAACGGCTCCGGTATCCCCATCATCTCGAAGCGTTCAAGCAGCTTGCGCCACTCTGCCTCGGAAAATGTCGCCTGTACCCCGGTAAACGGGTCAACCGCGCGGTAGGTAACCTGCCGCTCCCACCATTGTACCTCGACCATGCGAACGGTCGTGTTCTCATGACCTAAATCCGGCTGCCCGTCCGCACGATAGAACCGCGCCTCATCCTGGTTCTCGGGCTTCTTCCCGCTGAGCGAGTCCTTCGCCCATCCGGCATTCAACTCGTCGCGCGTCGCGTCCGGGTACATCTCCTCCGCGTCGTAGCACGGCACGTCGCGTACCCGCCAAAGCCGGCGCGCATCGCTCAAATTCTTCTTCGTCGCGTTCGCATCCCAGAACATCTCAAGCGGATCAATCCGCATGATCGTCAGCTTTCCATCCGGGTTCTCATCGTATGTCAAGGCTGAATCGCACCAACCCATGCCGGTCACTACAAGATCAAAGAACGCGTCCGACTCCTCATCCTCGGCGTCGCTCTCGTCCCTGATCCACCGTGCCGCCTCGGTCAGCAGCTCGTTGACCTCCACGTCCCCTTGCTCGCGCGGGATATACCTCACTTCCTGCCGATTACCGACCTCCAGGCCACAGACAATCTTGACCATCGGCCCGATCCGGCTGAACGTCGCGTGCGGGCGGTTCTGCTCATCGAGATACGCCTTGTCCTCATCCGACCACTGCCGCCCAGCCACGAAGTCGTAGACCTCAATCGTTTCGACCTCCCAATCGTGCCGGTGATCACGGTCGGTACGGAACCACGACTTGAAACGCTCAAGCAAGTCTTCTTCGTCGGCGGCTTCGTATGTTGCTGGCTGCTGATACCCGGCGCTGCCGCCGTCAGCCATCGGTGGCACTCACCAATTTCCGCGTAGCGAATGCGACCGCTGGAGAGAGTTGGTTGACGCGAACATCGCGCGGCAGGCGCACCCTCTCAATATCACCGTGACAATGCGCCACAAAGGTCAACTCATCCTCCGCTTCGTTTCTATAAGCAACCAACTCATCAACCGGACGGTCACAGATTGCGCAACGCGGACGAAGGGCATTTAAAATCGCCAGATGGTCAGCCATCGGCGCCATCACGTATCAAAAATTCGCGAAACGAGCGTTCTAAATCAGCTTCCGCCTTGTCGAAATCGCTATCAAATCGCTTATCCGCAATCATCCCGTCTTGCAGGTTCTCGTAAAGCGCCGACACACAAAGGAGAACGTCGCCGTCAGCCATCGGACCACCAGCACTGCGTTGCCTGCCCTGGACGCGACCGCCAATGTGTCGGCCGCTCATCATCCCCTAAATATCTACCCGCTGCGATTTCCACCCACTGACCATGAGATCTTCAACCCAGCAGCAAGCAGACGCCAAGCGACTAGTGCCTAGCCGCTCGTCAATCACGAAAAGATCGATCACCGTCCCATCGGCTGGCGCTGCCTCGATTGGCCACCGACGCTGCACCACGTCAGCCATTCGGCAGCCTCAAGTCCGGGCCGCGCCACCCTTCGTTGTAGAGACGTTTCCATGCCTCCCAATAATCGATGCCGCGATCGCGATACATTTCTACAATTATGTCGCGATACTGCGCACGACCAACAGGGAGATAGAAATCACCAGCCGGCAGAACGAACTCAGCCATCTTTCATCCCATACCGCGCCCAGCGCCCGCGCAACCCCGTCCCCTGAAGCTGCCGCTCCGGCGTCAGGATCAGCCCGCTACCGTTCCCGAAATGCGCCTTCCGCGCCGCTTTGAACTGCTCGGCAATCTCGTCGATCTCCTCGATCAAATGCCCATGCTCAAACGGGATCGGCAGATCAAACCGACTCATCGTGATCGGGCCATCGTCGATCGTCGCCACCAGTCCGACCGCGATATGATGCAGCCCCTTACCGAACTTGATGTCACAAATCTTAACGCCCAGCTCAAGATCGAGCCGTTTCATGATCGCATTTCTGATTGTCGGGGTATCTTCGTCAGTCAGCATGCTACGCCGCCCACTGCGACCGCCCTCGGCGCGGCGGATGCGCCCGCGTATACCGATCCCCCGCCTGCACCGCAGCGCGGGGCCACACCGTCTCAATATCGAATATCCGCGACAGCATATCGAGCATGTCATCGTGCGCCGGCACCGGGAACGCCCGATACTCATCGTTCAGGAACGACTGCACCAGATCATACCACTTCCCCTCATAGTCCACCTTACCGCACGTTTCCGGCAAGTACATCCGCCCCTGCTCGAACGTCGGCACCAGCCGCTTGATCCGATCCGGCTTCGGCATCTGCCCGCCAACCTTCGTGATCTCGAAATGGTAGTTTTCGCGCCGCATCCGATCCCGGAAATATTCGATATCCGCCATCAAACCATACGACTCGTACCCAACCCCCATCGGCTTCCACCGACGATGCAGAGCGAACAACGCATCGCCTCGTTCGGTCAGGTTCAACCGATCCCGCACTAGATCAAGAATGTAATAATTGTTGTCTGACCCCAACCCCACAACCCCAAGCGCCGTATAATCGCTATTCTTCTTTTTCTCGCTCGCCGCATCGCCGAGAATGTACTTGTTCATCGCCGAGCCATCGCCCGGCTCTTGATGATACCGCAGCCAGTCTTCCTTGAAACCCTGCGCGTGGCCGGCGGTCGGATTTAGGAGCATTTGGCTGTTCTTCGATAGCAGTCCATACGCGATATAATTCCCCGTTCCCGTTTCTATCCCAAAAACCGGGACGGTTGACTTCGCTTCCGCCGCCACCACCCTCACATGCCTTGACCGACGACCACGCAGCACGACGCGCTCCATGATCCGCCGTGCCTTTACCGGGCGACAAAAGCGCACGAAATCTATTTTCGCTTGGCGGCCGTCGTTGAGGTAGTAAGTTCTCCCCGCCTTATGGTTGCGACCAGCATAAACCCCAGCCGCTCGTTCGTGTGTCCCATAAGGTAAATTGAGAACATCAAAGGCGTTTTCTATCGCTTCGCATATCTCGGGGTTATGCTCAGGGGATTGCGAGATACAAAGCGCCCCACCTGATGTCGTGCCTTCGCCATCGTATATTCCGCCCAACCATGCAGCAGAGCGCTCATCAGGGCACGGACGCGGTTCATACAGGCGATTTACGATTTTACGCCCGTGGTAATTACTCAACCCAAGTGCAGAATACAGCGACCGGCCATCCTCTTTCCGCCCGGTAAACCATTTGTGATCGACGGTGCATTCTATCTTGAAGCCGTCCGCCAGTTCGTATGCGACAATCTGCTTTTCCCCGATACAACCTGCCGCCTTCACCTCAGTAGCAATATATTTCCCGCGAGCCGGATAGTCGCAAATAGTAAACCCCACCACCCGATCACCCGCCTCAATTTTACCAATTGGCTTTTCACTGCCATCAGCCATCAGAATTGGCGCGTCAGCCGGCAAACATCCAAACGTATACGGCCCCATCATCCTGCGTTTCTCCGCGAGTGATTCCCGCGTCAAAAATACAGGTTCGCCGTCTTCAGTGCCATCAATCGTTGCCGCATGCCGTCGCTCAATCGCAGCGCCTCGCTCGATAATTGTTTTGTACAAGTCCGCGTGGTGCCATCTCGTGCCCGTATAGCCGCGCTCGCCGCCCTCCGCCAACAACGCCAGCGAAGTCTCCCATGACCGTACCACCTTCGCTATCATCTCGGGTGTCGTGACACTCTCGGCAGTCACCGCGTCGTCGTACTTGATCTTGCGAAAATGCTTCGATGTAGGCTGGGCATCGACCAATCCCCACGCCTCGATAGTGGACTCTTTCGGATTGCCTCTACGATTAACTATGATGCCATCATCCTCTGACCATTTCGGCGCATCGCGCTGCGGATTCTCCCATATGGTCTCGGGGAATAGTACGCGCAGCTTCGCGTTAGCTTCAAATTCACGTTTGATTTGGCGTAAGAACTGTTTGGCAATCGGTCGAGTGACCGACATTATGCAAAGCGTATCCTCGGGATCGCGCAGAATTTCTTGAATTGTATGGCCGAAGGTCGCGATGGTCGATTTGTAGTGGTCACGCGCCCATAGGTCCACATACCCATATGGGTCTTTTTCAAATTCTCGGCACCGCGCAAACAACCAATCGTGATTAACATCAACCCGCCCGAGCGCCACCGTCAGCAGGTAGAACAAATCTCTGCGACACAGCGTCCGTTCGGCTTCCCACTCCAACCCCTCGCGCGCCGCTGACCCGAGATAGAGTTTGTACCACGCGATTGCGTGCTCACGCGGCGTCAACCTCGCGGCGCCTCCGCGCTCTGCTCCTGCTGCGCCTTCGCCGTCTCGATCTCGTCCATCAGCCGCCGCTCGCGCCAGCGCAGATCAACGTCAATCCCCAAATCCTGTGCTTGATCGCGAAGATCATTGAGCGCTGGCAGGGCGTCAACCTCGTGCCGTAACGCCTCACTCTCGGCTAATGCTCGCGCCGACGCCGTGCCACCGGCCGGCGACGCTACCGCTGCCTGAGGTGCTGGCAACGGCGGGATCTGCTTAACCGGAGGCGGCGTCAAGTAAGCATGAGCCTCCACCACGGCGAGGATGATTTCGTCAAAGCTCGCCCCGACCACGTTGCGACGCACCGCCGACGACCCGCCCCCGCCCTCGACCTCGGCAACCCACTTGCCGGGGCCAATCTGCTCGATTTCGACACGGGTTAGCGGCATCAGGCATCTCCCCACCGCTCCGGGGCGCACATCGATTGCCCCTCAAGAAATGCGATCTCGCGTTTGTCACGCATCACCGCCTCGGTGTAGACGCGCCATGTGCTATATGTCACATCTTCAGGCAGGGGTACGTTGTGCAAACGCAGATATTCGTCCACCTGCTTCTGCGACACGGATGCCCAATAACTCATGGCTTTAGCGACCCCTCTTCTTGCTCGCCAGCATCCGCTTCGGCTTGATGATCCCGGTTCCCGCATCTGCACGGTTGAACTCCTGCGCCGTCTTTACCGGCACGCCAACCCGCTTCGCGAACTTTGGATCATGGGCAGCGGTAGCCATCATACGCGCCATCTTCGGGGATTTGGACGGCATTGCTCACCCACCTATTCCATCGCAGCATTCCGTGTCCGCTTTTGTATTTCGTTTGTCAAGCGGAAACGCGCCGAGCCAGCACTCCAAGCGCGGCAATCAGCACACCCGACGCCTCGTTGACCGAGCCGCGCCGGAACTCCATCACCCACCGCCGCAGCGACCATTCTTCCCCCAGCACATGCCACGCGCAACTCGCCGCCGGTGCCCGTCCACCTCCGAGCGCATCAATTGCCGCCATCACCGCCTTGCGCGCCGCTTCGTTGCCGTTGACGTGCGCGATATTCGACCCACCGCCTGCCCCCATCAGCGACGCCGCCTGCAGCCCATCGAGTTGCGCCAGCCGGAACCGATCGTGAAATTCCTCTCCCGCCGAGCGCATCTCCAGCGTGATCGCCCCACGCCGTCGCATCCCCTCCAGCAGCGGCACCACCCGCCACGGTGTGGCGACCTGGCCCGCGTCGTCGATCAACTCGCGACCCTCGACGCGCTCAATCAGATCATGCCGATAGCGCGCCCGTGTCGGCGCAATCGCCAGCGGATCACCGCGCGCCGCCCTCACTTCGACACATCCTCCGGCTTCGGCAGCGCCTTGAACGCATCATCGATCAGCGCCTCCGCACGAGCCTGGCGCTCGGCCCGCTCCGCTGGCGTCAGCACCGCAAGCTCGACAGGACCGCCGCCCGCGCCGACATGCTCGTTTACAAGTCTATCCCCGTATTTCTTCGGCAGCATCTTGGACATCAGCCATTTGCGGGTGTCTGCCCGAAGCCTTGAACGCTGTATATGCTCGTGATCGGGAAGTTCTATTCCCTCCCGCTCGTACCAATCATTTGCGCCGTCATCAGCGATTTCTACAAGCTCGTCCGCGAATTTCTCTGCCTGCACTTCGCGCGCGCGTGCGTACTGTGCGGCGAAGTCGTTGCTATGTCGCACCCAATCAGTAATCGCGCTGGCTTCACAGTCCAGTTCTTTGGCGATCTGGCGCAACGTGAAGCCATCTGCGATTTTGGAGCAGATAAACTCAGCGGTGGCTGGGTTGCGAATACGGGCAGTAGCGGGGTTTGGTGGGCGGCTCATTGCGACGTTGGGCAATTTCACATTTCGGGTCCGGTGTCAAGGGGGTTGAGCGGGTGCCATTACAGGTTGCACCGGCGGATGGGTTCGCAGTCCTCTGTACAAAAAATCCGGCTGGGTGACATGGGTGACATGGGTGACATGGATTTCGGTATTTTGTCTATAACGCGCATATAAAGCGAGTTTTGAAGATATCATGTCACCTCATGTCACCTTGTCACCCGTCAGCATTGCTTACCTATTATAGGGGTCAGAGTAGGGGTCGCTGGTCTCGGGTTTAGGTTTCCATTCTTCCTTTAAATCCAAGCCCAAGCGGGACCAAACACCCTTCGCGCCACGGTGTGTTGCGAAGCCTTTTTCGTTCAGTTTTCCGCCGAATGTAGAACGCGATAGTTGTGTTTGCCCGGTCTCTGTACACCACTTTGTGTACACATCATACAGAGTATCCACACGGCACGAATAGGTATTTTGTATTTCTGTACAGTCGGAGAGGAACCCGGCGACCAAATCCTGCTCGTAACGATACTGGCTCGTAGCGTTTTCTACGGCAACCGGCAGTTGTAATCCAATATCTTGCCAGTCGAGGCAGCCGCGCACGATCCATGCAAGGATTCCCGGCAATTCGGTCTGTAGGGTGTCTTTGAGGAGATCATCCTTGACTGGCTGCCCGAGGAGCGCCTTGTCGGGATCTAGGAATGTAACGAGGAAGGGGAGGAGGCGGATGCGGCGCCAGATGCCGTGATCGGTGCCGCGGATTTGCGGCTTGTGATTGGTCGCGAGCCAGAGCTTGAACTTTGGTGTGAATTCGAAAAATTCGTGGTGTAGGTAGCGGGCTGCCATCCGATCGCCGCCGGTAGCCTGCTTGATCAGGCTTTCGGCAAGGCGGTGTTCCTGATCGGTCTCGACGACGGAGACGAGGCGAGCGCCAGCGAGGCGTGCAATGTCGTTGGATATACCGCTACCGCCCTTGTCCTTTGCCGTGAAGGTATCGGATGGGCATTGGCGGGTGTAGTCGTCGAGTATGGCAGCGACGGTTTCGAGAAGGACGGATTTGCCGTTCGAGCCGGAGCCATGAAGGATAAAAATCACATGCTCGCGCGTGATGCCGGTCATTGAATAGCCGAGGGCGCGCTGGGTGAACGCGACCATTTCTGGATCATCGGCGAAGATCCCCGCGACGAAGCTATCCCAGGTCGGGCATAGCGCATCGGGATTGAAGACGACGGGCGACAGCTTGGTTATCAGATCGACTTGGGCATGGGCGCGGATGTTGCCGGAGCGTAGGTCGATTGTCCCGTTCAAGACGTTGAACAGCCACGGATCTTTATCGAGATCGTCGGCGGTGAGTGCCAAGTGTGGTTCAGCTTGGGACATCATCCCAGCGATACGGGCTGAATACCCCGAGCTGATCGCCCATTTTGCGCGAGCTTCTTGGGCTTTTGGATCAGCGAGAAATGCGACCTCGGCGAAGATGGCTTTCGCAGTTAGATGAGCGAAGCGTTTGACCGCGACCTCACCCTCATCAATCTTCCAGCGGCGCCCATCCCATGCATACC